TTCTTTTTGTCTTTAACCTCTTCCCTACGGTTGTACTGTTTAAAGTACTCTGCACGAGATTCATTACTTTTAATCCACTCAACTTTTAAACATTCAACACATGTGCCTTTGGTTTTGCGTGGGGCTATATGCCCATATTTGCAAGGTAGCCCTGTAAAGTAATACATTGCACCCGTATGTTGGGCTTCTTTTCTTGTGCTTGGGTAATCCATTTAATGCTCCTGTGACTTAGTTACAGGTAATATACTGGATTTATATTGTGGTGTCAAACAAAATAAAAAAGGCCCCGAAGGGCCTCTTTCTTAGTACTTTAGGTACTAATATCAGAACGAACCGGAGCTTCCCCAGATTCCCAATGGATCTGACCAGCCAAAGGAATAACGTTCTCTAGACTTGTAACGTACGTTACCCGTATCGAAGTCTCCATCCATTGAGTTTTGCAATGGTGTGCGCTCAAAGTGCTTCAAACCATTAGGAACATCAGTGGTCAAGAACCATGCATTTGGGTCTGTCAAGAAGTGGTTAACTGTGTAACCCTCTGGAATCGCGCCCATTTGCTTGATAGCATTGATGTCATTGTTGTTTGTGGCGACACGGAGTTCGGTATCCAACAAACGTTTTGCAACGAACATTAATGAGGGAGGAATCACCAATTTCTTGGGTTTTGCAGCGATCAAAAGGCCACGCTCGTCTGTCCAAGCAGCGATCTGAATAACGGCGGCTTCCAAAGAAGTCTCGTTCAAATCAACTTGGGTTGTAGGAGTGTTAGCATTTGTACCGCCGTTAACCAAGGGATGATTAGTAGCAAACAAAGCAGAGCCATCACCACCAACATAAGCTGTGTTGAAGCCGTTGTTTAGAACAGCAGCAGCCTTAACTTGTTTGGTGTAGGCCATAGCACGAGCCAAACCTTTGGTGTAACGAGCAGACAAGCTGTCGTACAAGTTATCCTCAATCGCCTCTTCAGTGATTGAAAAACCCAAAGCAATGGTTTCGTGGTTATAGCGAGTTGTCCAAGCTTCCTGAGCATTGTCATAAGCGATGGCGGTGCCCTCGTTTTTAACAGGTGCTGCTGAAAAGCCAGACAATTTGGTCTCTTCTTCAAAAGAACGCTCAGAAGTCTCTGTCTCGTAAACTTCTTTGTGTTCTTCGCCGTAGCGAGCATACTCTAGACCGAACAAAGCGTTCAAACCTGGGAGCAACTCTTTCAATAGTTGTGCACGTGAAATAGCCATTTGTTAGCTCCTTAATTAAACGCCAGTAGCATTGAAATAACTATGGTAACCGAAGTTCCATGTTACCAATACTTCGGGATAGCCAGTGAAAGTGAAGTTAACCGCAGAAGATTGCGCAGCAGAAACTGCTGTATTAATCGTAACTGTTGTACCGTTCACGGTGGTCACATAGGTATTTGAACCTGCTGTGATGCCTGGGCCAGAAATTGCCATTCCAGGATAGATCGAGCTGTTAGATGCAGACAATGTGATTGTCGTAGAGCTAGAAGTACCAGCTTGAACAACGCTCACTGCTGTATCAGGCACAACACCAACGCAACGGAAAGGAGCGCTAGTAGTTAGTGGTGTAACAGCAGAAGTAGTTGTAGCAGAAGCTGATAGAGCAACACCGCCTTGTGAGTCACCAGTAGTTGTCAATCCACCTGGGCCTGTGTACAACATGTTTGCGCCAACAAATGCCTGATTAGCGTAGAGAACCGTTTGGCTTTGTGCAGAACCGCCGTTAACAACGACAGCTTTAAACACAGCTTGAGGATCATCTACAACATAACCCTGTGCATCGGGNGCAGTTGTGCTAGCTTGCCAATATTGATAACGGTTTTTGCCGTAAATTGGGCCGCCAGTAGTAGAGTACTCACAACCAACAAATACACCAATAGTGCCTGCTGCGGCTGATGTAGTGTTGTATGCAAGACCAGAAGCTATCAAGCAACCAATGTTGGCGCTTGTACCGAGCTGAACAACGTCGCCGTTGAACAAACTTGTGCTGTAACCATTCACGATGGGGAACATACGGGTTGAACCCGAATATACTCGACCACCGATCAGGTTAACAGGCTTTAGCCCATAAGGGGCTGGAATAAGCGGATAAGCCATGTTGTTTCCTTAAAATTTAAGAACCTGAACCAAATGTAACCTTTGAGCGCTTCTCTGAAAACAGAGGCATTCTAGGGTCGCTATCTTTCAAGAAATTGTTGTCCACAGAATCCATTTGAGCTTGATTTTGCTTGCCATAGTGGTCGGCTCGCTGAACCAAAAACTCTTCAGGAATTCGGCAAAGTAACAATCCCCCCACCTCAATATTGCCTTTGAATCGGCCTTCTTCGGTGGCGTGCATCATCATTTCGGGGTACTCTTCTGCTTTGCAGGGTTCATATCCCTCTCGGAACTTAGAAGAAATATTACTAGGATCAGACTGTCCCATAGTACTGATACGAACGTATCTATGTTTCCAACCGGGCCGGGGGTCAGGCATAGGCAGAGTCTCGGGTGCCCTCCACATCGTTGGACGTTGTGTGGTCGCTCTTGAATCTAATTCGCGTGCAAGTCTATTTTGTGTTGTCATGATTAGTTACTCCTCAACTGTTCTTCCGCAACCTTACGTGCATAGAGTTCCAATGGAACGCCTAGCCGTTTGGCGATGTTTACCTGAGTTTGAGTCAGCACGATTTTTTTAGGCGCTGTGCTTCTCGTAGCAGGTGCTACGTTTGATTTGGGCCGCTGAGAAGGCGCATCAGCAGGTTTCTCGGACTCAAACGCATCCGGGAACACTTGTTTCATTCGAGAATTAATTTTCTCATAATACTCTTCGGATTGCGGATTAACACCAGTCTTGAGGAGTTTCGCGTGATACCCCAACGCAAAGCTGGTCATTTCATCATCCGCACCAAACCATGTATTTTGTTCCCGCCACTTTTCAGCTTGGGGATCCACAACAACAGTTGGCACCGTTTGAGCCGTTTGTACATCATTTTTACTATCTTGTAAAGNGGGGGCTTTAAAATTGTTAACTTTATCGGCCTTTATCTTGGCGTTGGTTAACTCTTCTTGTGCGCTCAAAAGCGCATCAGAATCCCCTGCTTCATAGGCAGATTTATACTTGGTTTTGGCTTCTTCTATCTCTGTATTGACCACGCGTTTGGCGCTTTCAATCAGGGCAGATTGGCTTTCCCCCAATGAACCTCTGAGTTTTTTGTTCTCCTCGGCAATAANTTGGGCNGCTCGGATAGCCTCTTCCTTTTCCCGCTGNGCGGCTTCGGATTTGCGGCGTTCTTCGTGATAACCCTTAGTAAAGTGTTGTATCCTTTTTCTGACACTTTCGTCATACTTAGATAGCTCATCCGCTTGAAAATCTTGTGGCGGCTCGTCCATTAGCTTGCGGTTGCGATCTTCCGGAGGAGTGTCGTCTTCAATTTCAATTTCAACTTCATGTTCAGTTGGTTTATCAACCTCGTCAGGAAATTTATAATTTTCGCCTCTAAATGTTGCCATGATTTACTCCTTATGACGCACGTGTAATGCCACGGGGATCTTCAACAACCGCCTCAACGCTATCATCGTTAATTAGACGGAACTCACGACCATGAATCTTCAAGCGGGTGCCTGAATTGGGTCTGCAGATAATAAAGTCACCTTGTTTGCAACGAGGCCCACTAGGAAATCTTTTCTCATCTGTATAGGCTTCTGGGCCTAGTTTAATTACAAATAGTACCGGGGTTAGCATTTCCTCTTTCCAAACTTCTTGGCTAGATTTAATGATACCTACCTCACTATCTGCATACTCTTCCATTGCTTCAGGGACTACAGTTAATAGCATGAATCCCTTGGGGTCAGGAATCTGTTTGGCTTTTTGTTCAGCAGTCGTGTTAAGAATGCCAGACAAGTCCACCGCGCTTACATCAAACTCAGTCGTCGTTGTCATCATCGTCCTTTAGTTTACGCACGAGGTCGGCTATCTCTCTTTGTGCCAGGGTAAGGCCTCGGATTACCCCACACATATTTTGGTACTCACCAAAATCCTTNGCAGCGCCTTCACTCATGGGCGCGGTATATGAGTTTTTAAGCTCTTCAATTTTTTTATTTAAGTGTTCGAGGAGGCGGTCGTCCATATATAATCTCCAAGTGGTTTCATAGTTATATGATCAATCTTTGCGTGGTTGGTTCATTTGAGCATTGGCTTGCTGTTGTTGAATATCCATTTTTTCACGGGCTTGTTGAGCTTTGGTCGCCATATCTAAAATATGTTTCTCCTGATCTTGTTTTAATTTAGCTTGATGCGCTTTTTCAGCGTGCACTAAACTTTGCTTATGCTCATGATCAGCATGGTGCATTTGTTGTGTCTGCTGCGCTATGTCCATGATGTGCTGCTGGTTCACCTGGTCAGGTGTCTGAACTGCATCTTGTGGAGCAGGGGGTGCTTGCGTTGCTTGGGCTTGTTGCGCACTTACACCCGCTTGCTGTTGTTTTAACTGTAGTTCAGCTTGCTTAATTAACAACTCACCTTGCACTTTATGAGCTTGTGTTTGCGCTTGTGCTGCTTTGATTTGCATCTCTTGCTGCTGCAACTGAACCAATGGGTCTTGAGCTTGCTGTTGAGNTTTTGCTTGTTGTGCCATCGCTTGATGCTGCTGCATAACTTGTACAGCCGCTTGTGCAACCAGCCTAGACAATTGAACTTCTTGGTCGGGTGGTAGCTTGGCATCGGGCGCGGGCATCTGTACACCCAACTGTTTTTCGATCTGCGCTCTATACTGGAACGCCAAATGTTCTGCTATGTGCGCCATGATCCCCGCTTGCATCTGTTGTGCCATTGGGTTTTGACCTATCTGCTGAGCAATCATTGGATCTTGCATAAACGTTGTGTGTACCGCAATATGCGCATCGTGATCTTGGTAAATGAACGCTTTGGTGGGTTTACCTTTAAGAAACCCCATGTTTTCACTAATTGGATCTTTGGGTTGCTCGTCGTCTTCGGTGGGCACTAACTTGTCTGCGTTCTTTACACCCAACACTTCAATCATTTGTCTATGCAATTGGGGCAAGTCATAGATTTGTGGAGCGCTTTGAGACAACTGAATCACAGCCTGATACTGCATAATCCGTTGAGCCATCGTAGAAGANTTTGGATCCGATACTGGAATTACCTCCACCATGTCATAGTCAGATTGCTTGGCTTTTCTATTCGCACCATTGGGGTCATACTTATAATCTGTCGGTGCGTAGTCTCTAATGATGGTCTTTAAGAGCTTGAACTCTTGCTTCATCGAATAGTGCACACGAGCCTGCACAGCGGACATCGTCTTGAGTTGACGCTCTAATAGAGCTAGTGTCGTACCCACAGGTGCGTTGGCCCCCATATCAGATACGTTCATATCTGCTATTGAACCTAGTCTTCTACCTTCATCTGTGATTTCTTTTAAGAGCGCGGCCAAAACTTGGCTTGGCTCTTTGTATGGAAGCGGCATGATGTTGTCACGCAATGCGCCTGACGCAATGTCCACATCTCTGAACTCTCCGGGAGCTATCGGTGTATCATCTCCTTTGGTACGCAACCCACGGGTTTTTAAACCACCNGGCAAATTAGACAACGTACCCGCNTCAACCAACTGGCGAATGATAGATGTACCCGCACGTGCATAGCCACCAATCAAATGAATATACCCAAGGCCATACGCACCAAATCCTGGTACATAGTCATACTGTACTAGATGATCTCTCTTGAGTTTAAGCTTATCGCCTTTTTTCCAATTGCGGTAAATTGCAAGAATTTTATGCGTACCTTTTTCTATCGTAATAATATAAGGTCTAGCTATGCCATCATCGTCCTCAAACTTAGGCAAATCAAAGTCAACTTGTATCTCACAAATCTGATAACGCTCATCGTCTGTCAGTGAGTAGCCTTGCTCCTCAGCTTTCTTTTTTTCTACGTCGGTATGTATNTGNGTAGGCTCGCCCAANTCTATATCACAATAGAACCCANCTACTTGCAATTTCCTAATATCATTTTTGGTTTTCCTCATAATATGAGTCACACGCTCGGCCATGCGTGCACCACTAGACCCATAAGGAATAATTACATCTTCTGCTGGAATATAAATTGACGTTTGTCTACCAATATTAGGATCATAGTAAACTTTCTTAAACGCTGAACCTGTAAGCCCTAAATTGAACAACATGCGCTCGTGCTCAGGTCTATACTCAGGCATCCCTTCGGTCAGCTCGTAGTTCATGTCTACGCTAACTCTTTCCGCCGCTTCTTCTTTAAGCTTATCAATAGCACCAATGATTTCAGTTTTAACAGGCCCAGCCGCAGGGAAAGTCTCGATAATTGTCTCTGATTGAAACCGCACTGCTGCTTCTGTGAGCAACGGTGAATAGACTCCACAAGCGCCGTTCCAAGGTTCTGTTCTCTCTTCATACTTCATCCCCAAGACTTCTAGCCCTTTGACAAGCATCTCTACCCAATCTTTTCTTGAGTGGATATCTGCGTCTACAAGCTCCATNAGTTCACTGGAAATCTTACCTAGCTCATTGTCATCCAAGTACTCAGCTAAATTATCATCAAATTCAGTAGGCCCCAAATCTTCTTCAACTTCTGGTTCTGTGTCCTCGCCTTGAATTTCAATCTCAATAACACCTTCTTCAGGATCAAGACCCTGTGCAATTCCTTGAGGCGCGGCATATAAACTTTTTTCCATTTGTGGCTCCGTTAATAATAAGAAGAACGTCGGCCTGATTTAAAGTATCTAGGCTCCTCCGGCTCATCGCTCGGAAGGCGCAAGAAACCACCCTGCCTAAAACGCATTAAAGCAAGTGTGGTTGCGTCAACTAAGTCATCGTGCTCGCCGCTTGGAAACGCAGCAATCTCATCTACTAATTCTTCAGCCCAACGAGTTTGCGGTATCCACACTTTCCCAGACGCAATTATGTCCGATACTGAGTTTAAGCGGGCAATTTTGTCTTGCCCACGACCCGGTGTATATTCCTGCACGGGTATCCCCATGCTCCTTAACTCATATATAAGGGGTGCTCCGGTCGCTTTTTTCTCAATTAGGATGCCATCTGGCTCCCATTCATTGTATTCTTTGAGCACATCGTGCTTTAAATCAACCCACTCAACACGCTTCTTATACGTGTTTAAAAGAATGATATTGGGCAAATTATGGTCTTTATAGTGGTAAAACACCCCCCAAAGTGTGCCCGCAGTGTAGTCAGCACGCTGTGTTTTCTCAAAAGCGGTGTCCCAAGTCTGCAAAAGGTAGTCGCAATCAGGGGGATCAGGCTCTTCCCATATCTTCCACCACTCTCTTTTGACGATGGCAGACTCATTTCCTACAGGATTTTGCTGGTATTGGGCTTGCCATTTACTATTTGGAAGCTCTTCTCTAAGCGCATTAAGCTCATTTAATGACCAAAACTCTGGCCATAGGGGATTTCCCGAGGGCAAAATAGCTGGAAACTCAATAACTTCCCACTCTTCTCCGCCCCTAGCAGCACTTGCTTTGATCACTTGACCCGTCAAATCCCTCATTGACCAGCGTGTCATNACAATAACAATTGATCCGCCTGGCTGCAAACGCTGACGTGGGCCCGATGTGTACCACTCATAAACTTTATCATAGACTTCTGGATTGGTCGCCGCCATTGCAGCTTCTTGTTCAGAATGTGGGTCATCTATTATGAGTATGTCCGCACCTTTACCTGTCACTGCACCGCCCACACCAATCGCAAAGTAGTCACCGCCCTTAGAAGTGTTCCACCGACCCGCCGCTTTAGAGTCA